TGAACCTATGTCAGAGTCAACTTGGTTCCGCCGCTTACAAACTATACTGGTTCGATAATGAAGATTCGAGACATTATATGTGAAGGTGGTTGGGATAGTGCTGTAACTCAAGGTACTGTAATTACTCCGGCGATTGTTCGTGCTGCTCTTGGCGTTATGCAACAGTTTGTTAATGACTTTAACAGGGCGATTGCCTCTAAGAATCTAGGCGAAGTACGTATGGGTAGGCCAACAGGCAGTAGTGCGCACCACGCAGCAGATGCTCAAGACACCCCGGATAAAGTGTATGGCGACATTGATTTACAGATGATTGCTCCAACTATTGAAGGTTTGACATATGCTCAGTTCACAGCAGCGTGGAATAAACTAGCCGATGATTTCGTTAGAGCAATGCACCCGGCGTATGTACATGCTGAGGAAAGCAAACCCGGCCACCCTATCATTAAAGTCGGTGCCGATGCATATGTGCAAGTTGACTTTATGTGGCATGAAGAACACATGAAAGATTGGGGTGCGAGTAGAGTCACTCCGGAACGGGGAATCAAAGGATTGCTACATGGCAACCTGTTCTCGGTACTTGGCGAACTGCTAGATATGAGTATTCAACATGCTGGCGTACAATTAAAGAAAGCCAATGGCCAGCATGTTCCGTTTAGTAAGCACAAAGATACGCAAGTGATTACGTTAACAACTAACCCAAAAACATTCTTGTATGATATTTTCAAATACGAATATTCTGAGATTACCGGGAAGAATGCATCAACTGCACCCGCCGATTCGTTATTGCTAGCTAATCAAGGCAACAATTTAGATAACGTTAAGATCAGCGTGTTAGTAAACGGCATCAAAGGGTTGGCCAATTCGTTTGAGAAGAACAAGATGTTTGGCCATGGTGATTTATCTAGATTCTCAAACGCGCAAGATTTCTTATCTCAGTTCTTAGCACGTTATACAGAGAAGGCTATCCTAGACACCCAGAGCAAGAAACGAGATAAAGCAGCTACACCCGACGCAATTGCTCGTGCAGAGAGCGATAAAGAGAAGGTGCTATCTGGATTAGAGATGGTTAAAGGTTTATTTGCATGAAGATTAAGGACATTATAACAGAAAGTAGACGTATTGTCAACGAAGGCCGTATCATTCATCCTGAAGATTTAGTGGTGACTGATGGCATTGAGGGTGCGAAACGTGCGTTAGCTACCTTAGCTAACATGGCCAACGGTGAAGAGCTCACTACCATTAAATGGGATGGGTTTCCTGCAATTGTTTTTGGTCGTAACGTCGATGGCCAGTTAGTGGTCGCTGATAAGCATATGTTTGATAAGAAGGATGGCTCAGGACGAGTTACTAGTCCACAAGCATTTCAACAGTACGACATAAATCGTGGGGCCAATCGTGAAGATTTATATGCGAAAATTAATGCACTATGGCCGGGTCTAGAAGCAAGCGTTCCTAAGGGTAAGCAAGGGTTTTACATGGGCGACTTATTATACGCCGGTAAGCAATCTCCAACCAATGGGTTCTACGTATTCAAACCAAATACAGTGACATATAAGGTAAAGGCTAATTCTGACATAGGAAAGCATATTGCTAAATCTATTGGTGGCATTGCAGTGCATACTTTTATTCCCGGAATTGGAGAGGGAGATACCCCTCTAAGTGGATTAGGCGGATTACCTGCTTCGGGCCCAATCTGGTTTGTTACTGGTGAGATGCCGGTACCGAAGGTTAAACATGATGTTAATGAATTAAATTCAGTAGCTGCAATTATCACGAAATATGGCACTGCGGTCGATACATTTATTGGTCATTTACAAGCAGCTAAAGCCAAAGGTGTTATTGCTGCAATTAGCCCATATATCACCAGCAAGATTTCATCTGGTACATTTAGTGAGATGCTGCCTGACTTTTATAAGTTTTTACCAAGCAAGCTATCAGCAAGCGCAGCTAAATCACTATTAGGCGATAACCACGATGGCTATTTGTATAAGGACGGTCGTCAAGGACTTGAAGGCATTTTTGCAATTTGGGTAGCACTGTACAACCTAAAGTTGCATGTTAAACAACAGATTGATCAAGGGTTAGCTGGTGGCGACGTACAAGCATTTATTGGAAATACTCCCGGTCACGAAGGATATGTAGTGGGCGGCGGGGAAGATAAGTCGAAAATTATTGACAGACTTGGATTTTCTCGCGCTAATTTTGCTAAGAACGGCTAGCGATAAACTCAGTTTTTAACGTAGAATCATAAATAATATTAAGCACTCAGAGAGTGTAAATTGACTTAGGAGATATATTATGTCACAGATTCGTGTACACGGCGGTACTTTCCCAATGACAACTACTGGTCGTCATTTGGATTTCTATACCGTAAGTTCGGCTAACGTAGAAGTTAACTCGGGCGCAGTAGGAAGCAACTTTGAATTGATCGTTCGTGAACTAGAACGTGTTGCTACTGTAGAAATTCTCGGCACACCAGCAAGTGGCGCATTCCGCGTTGCATTGTCCGGTTCCGCAGCAAATACCACTGTATTAACATCGTTGGTTTCGACCATTGATTCAGCAGCAACAGTTGCTACATTCACATTCTAATTAATTAGAGTTTAAAGAGGTAGTATTAATTTACTACCTCTTTCCACGACTGTTAAATACTGTATGGATTCACTATACAGATATGTTGGGTATACGTTAATTGACGTTACACAAACTGGCGTAACATCATTTTCGCTAGACAAACAAAAGCAAAGAAATCAACAAAGAAATTGGGAAACCATTCACCAGATCTTAAGTCTGCGAGCTCAATTGTATGAATTTGAATCGGTAGGTATGGTTGCTGATAATTTATCTAAGTATTCGTTTGGAATTAATTATTCTGGTGTACACAACATTTGGAAATTTAGTTTTGCTGTCGAACGGCCTGACATTTATCCGGCCGAGCTAGATAAGTATGCTCATCTCAAGGATGACTTTGCTATTACTCCAGTAATATTAGGGCTAGATGAGTCAATTACACCTCCGATGCCACTGTTTTATGTAAGTGGTCCGGACCGAAATGTATATTTTTTAACCGAAAACAATAAATAGTAGATGAAGATAATTGAACTTACAGGCGATTTAACTATTGCAATAAACAATGATGAAGATGCATTGCTTGAAAAGATTTCTGGCGGCCCTGTTCCAAAAGGTCAATTAACAGAACACGAGCAACATATTGCACACAATTTGACAGTTAAAGGTATTTTACTAAGGTATAGTGATAATGGCAAGTTGTATTACAAAAGACCAAATTGAATTTAACATCGAGAAGATTCGACGTTTTGCAGCTAGCGAATTACAACAGTTAGCTAAGAGCAAACTTCCGTTCTGTTATCAAATTGGTGCCGATACTTTAATGGTCGGACGTTACTGTGTAGAAAAGCATTGCGATAACCATTGGTCAGTTAAGACAGAATACGGAACACAGCATTTTTATTATCGTAAGAATGCTATTTTCTATTGTATCGCATTGCACATTAATCAAATGCGTTCTGCTATTAAGATTCAAGATTGTGATGCAAAGTTAAGTCAGCTCGAATCAGATGCAGTAGTATTCAGATATCAATATAAACGTGCAAATCAATGCAATAATGACTTTAGAGCGTCGTTATTTTCAACAAGATACGAAGAAACTATGTATAAGATAGAGCTCACGAAAGAAGAATTGTGGAAAAGTTCTAATTTAGCTAAATACTTACAAATGTAACAGGAATTTTAACATGAAATTATCAGAAATGAGCACAGTATCAAGCCGTCGATATAATAAGATTTTCGAATCTCGTTTTGGTTTTAAGATCGACTTTGATACACTAACTGTAGCAAAAGCTAAACAATTAAGTGAAACAATTAGTCTTAACCTAAACAATATTCGTAAGAGTCACGGTATTCACACTGCCGAAAAGAATCCAAAGTATATGGAAATGTTAACAGTGCAGGAAAGCATCGGTGCTTGGTTAGCAGAACAACGTCGTTCACGTTTAGTAGAAAGCGAAGTTGGTACTGCCGAAGTGTTGCTAGCGGCTAAAGATATGGTCGACACTGTTCAAGACATGATTGAAAAAGTCAGTAAGATGCAGAATGAGCAATTGCCACAGTTAGCTGATAGCATTCGTGACCAAGTCGGCTCCGAGCAATGCGAAGCATATCGCGGTGCTGTTAACGATGCATTAAGCAATTTGATGACAAACTTATCTTCTGCACGTGAAGGTTTAGATACTGGTGTACGTATTCTATCCGGCGAAGA